TTTTTAACCTACTGAGTTAGATTAGCTTGCGCCACTCTCTCCAGTAAGACCGCGAACGATAACGAGACCGTACATATCAGAGCGAACCATCTTCTTCGCGTAACGGGTCATTACCCCTTTACGTGGTACGAAGTCTTCAGGTCCAAAGATCGTAGGTGTGGTTTGTAGAGGCACGTAAGGTGCGTATACATAACCGCTTTCAAGGAAAGAGTTACCACGACGACCAACAAGAATTACGTTTCTTGGGAAGTAAGGATCAACCATAACGTCAAACTTACGACTCAAGGAACCAGCCTTAACTGCGCCGATATCGCCTTTGTCTGCATCAGCAGTAACATTAGCGCGGAATCCAGAGGTGAACTCAAGGATGTTGGCAACTTCTGGAGAACAAACTACGAAGTTGGCACCACCACGAAGAGTCTTTCTGTGGATTTGAGCAGAAACGTCATTGATGGTCTCAATAAGAGTTTCATACCATTCGCTAACAGTTCCGGTGAAGTCAGGAGCAGCAGCAGTTGCACCAAGTTCAGCACCAGTTTGACGATTAACAAAAAGACCAGGTGAACGAGACCAGTAGAAAGTACCGGCAGTTGCACCGTTTACAAGATCAGCAAGGATCTCACGGTCGATTTCAAGAGCGATCTGCTCAGAAAGGATTGAAGTCAATTCAACTTCAGCATCAAGATTGTGGTAAGCATTCAAGTCTTGACCAAGCTCAGGGGACCATTTAGCTTTAAGCTTCTTGGTTTGAGCGGTGATCGCGGTTGAATCAACCTTGATGTCGATCTCGGGAATGTTAGTTTCAGCTTCCATAGGGAACAAGTCACCAACAACAGCACCAACAGTACTAGATGCATCGATTTGATCCTTAAGAGGCATAACTACAGAAGCCGCAGGAATCGCATGTGCCAAGTCGTCACTTGCAGTAGCCTGCTCTGTAATATCGCTCTGACGAACAGTATAAACAAAACGCATAGCTTTTGCACCGCTAAAAGACTCACTAGCACTGAGAGACTTTGTCAAACGTCGAATTTGTGTAAGTTCATTTACACCACCAAGACCTGTAACGTCAGCAGCGGCTGGAGTAACAATAAATGCAGAAGCATTGTCGAAATCCGGATCACCGGATGCTGGGTCGAATTCGGCCTTGTCGATCTCAAGAACAACAACACCTTTATCAGCCGCAGTAGAGCCAACTGATGTAAGAGCAAGAAGATCTACATCATATTGGATAAGCTTTGCATGTGCTTCAGAAACACTACCATCCAACTTGAATACAGTTGTTTTAGCGGTTGAACCAGCAGCAACGTCAGAATTGTTACTACCGCTTGGAGATGCATAAGCATAACCAACCGAACCATCACGGCCAGGCCCACCGAATCCAGCTTTTGTGCTAGAATCCAGAAGGCTTACCCCATCAATGATTTCGGAACCAACATCGTTAGTACCATAAATTGATTTATCAGCAGTATTACCCATACGAGGTGATCCACCGATTGCATCCGAGAATACAAAATCAAGGAAGAAGATGAGACCAGAAGGAAGACTCATGGGTTGAACACTAACAAGATCGTTAGCGATAAGTCCGGCGAATACACGACGAACAATTGGGAATGCTACAGCGGCGAAACCTTCTACATCGCCAGCAGCCAAGGTAGAAGCTTCTCGAAGAAGTTCCTTCGCTTGGTTTTCGAGCAATCGAGCCATATTATGCTTCGAGCGCTCATTTTCAAGGCCTTCAAGTAAACCTGTTTGTGACCATTTGTTAAGAAGAGCTTGCCCTTCTTGCTTCATATCACGGTTTACGATGCCTTCAGTAAGTTTTTGTACAATAGACATTTTAATACCTCCTACAGTATGTCTTAATCAATACCAGCCAATTTCTTCATTCGATCTGCGAATGTGAGTTCTTGACTTGGTTTATTTTTTCGTGGCATAATACCTGATAGAGTTGATTTTCTCTGAATTGACTCGCTCAGTGATTTTGGCTTAAACTTTGTAGTAGAGCCCACTGTAGCTTTTAGAGTCTCTTGGAGATTCTTAGCTTCATCTGGTGTTTTTGCCTTAGCGATGGCTTCAACAATTTTGTTCTTTTGTCGCTCATTCAAGGAGGCATCGCTTAATGTTTGATTGCTATAAAGCAATTTAGCATTTGATAGAAGAGTTTCATTAAGAGCCTCTTCCATCTTTTCAATAATTTGTTTAAATTCTTTTGTTTGGGTCTGAGACCTTTTTAGAGATTCGTCTAGTTCCTCTAATTTCTTTTCTAGAGCTTCATTCTCCTCTTTATATTCAGAGGCTTCCATTCTAGCAAGTTCCATCTCTTGTTGATATTGCAAGACCCCTTGGTTGGTTTCGAATGTGCCGTTTTTGTGTTCTCCGGCCATATCTACAACCAATTCTTCTTCTAAAATCTCTTCGTTTTCAACCTCATTCAAAATGTTTGCGATTTCCTGAAGAGCAAGTTCGCCTTCTTCATCCTCTGGGCCTTCGGCTGGTTCATCATCACCCCCTAAATCGCCAAGGTCTCCTAAGAGGTCATCTTCTGGTGAGGCTTCTAGATTTTCACCCTCGGTCTCAGAGACTTCCAACTCCCCCAGATCAGTACTAAAAATGCTTGGATCAAATTCCAATTCCATTGACATATCAACTGGCTGATCCGGACTCAAGTCAGCGTATGCTGGTGGTGCATCATATGAAGTGGTAC